ATTTCCAACAGCACGGATGTGACGCTGATCAGCTTGGGATTTACTTCTGCGATGAGATGCATCGGGGAGACCGGAAGTACAGACTGTTGCCTTACCATTCTCAATGACATTATCGTGGCATATGATTTTGAGATCGATGTGAATGATCATGTGATCCCGTTATTTGCCGGGGAGCATTGCGGGAATGTATCTACGCCGTTCTTCCAGTACAAGGAGTATGTCTTTGCCTGGGGCGGCGCTTATTTGAACCAGTACAGATATACGTGGATCCTGACTCCGTATCTGGCTACGATCTGCAATCTGAGTCAGGCGGTTGTGAAGAATGCGGATAAGACGATGAAAATCACGTACACATTGACGGAGCAGACGGTGACGTAAGGGTTGGAAAAATGAATAGTTGTTGTTAAGGCGGTTATCCCGATATGGGAGCCGCCTATTTTTATGCGAAGGAGGGATTTGCAATGAAAGAGTTTTGGAATGTGATACAGGCGATCTTTGCGGCGGTGGGCGGTTGGCTTGGGTATTTCCTGGGCGGAAATGACGGCCTGCTTTATGCGCTTCTGGCTTTTGTGGTACTGGATTACATCACGGGGGTCATGTGCGCGGTGGCGGACAAAAAGCTGTCGAGTGCCGTGGGCTTCAAGGGGATCTGCAGAAAGGTTCTGATCTTTGCGCTGGTAGGTATCGGGCATCTGCTGGATACACACATTTTTGGAGAAGCCGGTGTCTTAAGAACCGCGATCATTTTCTTCTACATCTCCAACGAAGGCTTGAGCCTTGTGGAGAATGCAGCGTATCTGGGGCTTCCGATTCCGGGGAAGCTTCATAAGGTGCTGGAGCAGCTGCATGACCGGAGCGAGAAGGAAAAGGATAAGAAGGAAGGTGAGGAATAATGGCTTACACGAACAGTTCTATGGTAGTTTATAAGAAACTCTCACCGAACCATTCCGGGCAGAGGACGCACAGCATTGACCGGATCACGCCTCACTGTGTGGTCGGCCAGTGTACGGCAGAGGGACTTGGAGAGTGGTTTGAGAAGCAGTCCACACAGGCATCCAGCAACTACGGCATCGACCGGGACGGCAGGGTAGCTCTGTATGTGGAAGAGAAGAATCGTTCCTGGTGTACTTCCAGTAATGCCAACGACCAGAGGGCGATCACGATCGAATGCGCTTCCGATACCACGGAGCCGTATGCTTTCAGGGATGTGGTGTATCAGACTCTGATCAAGCTTTGCATAGACATCTGCAAGCGCAACGGCAAGAACAAACTGATCTGGTTCGGGGATAAGGACAAAACGCTGAACTATTCTCCAAAGAGCGGGGAGATGATCCTGACGGTTCACAGGTGGTTTGCGAATAAGTCCTGTCCGGGTAACTGGATGTATGCGAGAATGGGAGATCTGGCTGAGAAGGTGACGAAGGCACTGCAGGGATCCGCTGATTCCGGTGGCGGTTCAGCAACAAAGGGGATTCAGGCATCTGCACTGAAGAACCTGTCTGAGGCGGATGCAATCAAGAAGGTCGGAGCCCTTTTCACTGCGGATCAGAAGAAGAGCGGCATCCTGGCTTCGGTATCGTTGGCTCAGTTCATTTTGGAATCCGGGTATGGAAAGAGTGAGCTGGCTCAGAACGCCAACAATATCTTTGGAATGAAGTGCAGCCTGTCCGGGAATAGTTGGAGCGGATCCAGCTGGGACGGTAAGAGCAAGTATACGAAGAAGACGCAGGAACAGAATCCTGACGGCAGCATGGTCACGATCACGGCTGACTTCCGGAAGTATCCATGTATTGAGGATTCCATTGCTGACCATTCCGCTTATCTGCTTGGAGCGAAGAACGGCAGCAAGCTGAGATATGCAGGACTGAAGGGGTGCACGGATTACAAGAAGGCTGTGCAGATCATCAAGGATGGCGGCTATGCCACGAGCCTGACCTATGTGGAGAAGCTGATCTCAATCATTGAGAGGTGGAACCTGACTCAGTATGATGCGAAGGACTCCGGCGGTGAAGTGATCCGCTGGTACCGTGTCAGAAAGTCTTGGGCGGATGCCGAGAGCCAGAAGGGAGCCTATAAGATCCTGGACAACGCGAAGAAGTGCGCGAATCAGAATCCGGGATATAAAGTGTTCGATGCAGAAGGCAAGGTGGTGTATGAGCCGAAGGCTATGGAGCCTGCGGTGAAGGTACCGTTTCTGGTGAAGGTCAGTATTTCGGATCTGAATATCAGGAAGGGTCCGGGAACCGATTATGACAGGGTTCAGTTTATTCCGATCGGTGTGTACACAATCATGGAAGTCCGAAATGGAAAAGGCAGCTCTGCAGGATGGGGCAGGCTGAAGAGCGGTATAGGATGGATCTCGTTGGATTTTGTCCGCAGGATTTAAGAATGACGGCTGGTGGAGACGTATTTCTCTGCTAGCCGTCTTTTTTTGCTCAAAAATCGGAATGGCAAGTGTTCAGGGAACTTTAAGAAGTAGCAAAGACGAAGGAGGTTCCCTAATGACGTTAGAAGAAATGAAAGCCGTTGATGTAAGAACGGTCAGCAGGGATGACCTGGTTGATATCCATGATGTGCATATCGACAGAACGCTGCCTAAGGTCGAGAGAATAAAGGATTTTATCCGGCAGATTAAGAATCCGTATGTGTTTAAGTGCGGGAATGTTGTAGTAAAGATGGAGTTTGCTGACACAGACCTGACGCTGGAGGATTGCATGGAGCATTACCTGAGGAACAGGTAGAAGTGGTCATATTTTTTATGTCGTGGAATTCGCTGAACAGGAGTGATACGATAGGCTCAGGTCGAAACAAAATATCACTAAGCTGAAAAGCCTGATGGTTGGATTTCTGACTGAGCAAGATCAGTCGAAAGGAGCTATCAGGCTATGAGTGTTTTATCGAAAGAATATAATGCGTGTATCTATGCGCGACTGTCGCGTGATGACGGCGATAAGCTGGAAAGCGACAGTATTATCAATCAGAAAGCCCTGATAAGGGACTTCATATCTAAGCATCCGGAGATCCATGTGGTTTCGGAGAAGACCGATGATGGATACTCCGGTGTCAATTTTGACCGACCGGCATTTCAGGAAATGATGGAAGATATCCGTTCCGGGAAGATTAACTGCGTGGTGGTCAAAGACTTATCCCGATTTGGAAGAAACTACATTGAGGCTGGTAACTACATTGAGCGTGTATTCCCCTTCATGGGTGTTCGTTTCATTGCTATCAATGACAGCTATGACAGCCTTGATCGGAACCAATCCGATTCACTGATTATTCCCTTTAAGAATCTGATCAACGATGCCTACTGCAAGGATATTTCTGTGAAGATCCGCAGCCAGTTGGAAATTAAGAGAAAGAAGGGGCAGTTTATCGGAGCTTTTGCCGTGTATGGATATCTGAAGGATCCGGAAGACCACAATAAACTGATTCCTGATACATATGCATCCGAGGTTGTGAGAGCAATCTATAAGTGGAAGCTGGAAGGCATGAGCCAGGGACGGATTGCGGAAAAGCTGAATCTGCAGGGTGTGCTTTGCCCTATGGAATATAAGCTGTCTATGGGCATAAAAGTCCAGACGAACTTTAAGGTGCGAAAGCAGGCATTATGGTCTCCGAGATCGGTGACGCGGATACTGACAAACGAGATATATACCGGTGCTTTGATACAGGGTAAAACCAGTACGCCTAATTATAAGGTGAAGAAGATTGTTGCGAAGGATGAGGCGGAGTGGATTCGGGTTGAGGATGCGCATGAGGCGATCATTGACCGGAGAACATTTGATGATGTGCAGCGGATCCTTCAAAAGGATATTCGTTCTGCTCCGGATGAAGAAGTGGTGTATCCGTTTTCGGGATATCTGAAATGTGGTGATTGTGGTCAAAACATGGTGAGGAAGACTTATACCGCAGGGGATAAGCGTTACACCTATTACATCTGCTCTACAAGGAAAGCGGGAAAAGGCTGCAGCACTCATCAGATTACAGGTGATGAATTGCAGGATGCGGTACTTCAGGGAATACGCAGCAGAGTGGCCAGTGTTATTGAGATGGAAGAACTACTGAAGATCATTGAGTCCCTGTCGGAGACACAGAGAAATGTTTTCAACTATGATGCTCAGATTGTGAAGCTGAAGGAGGATATCGAGAGGAACCGCAGCTTCAAGATGAAACTGTATGAAAACCTGCAGGAAGGCATGATCGGCCAGGAAGAATATTTCCTTTTCAAGAAAAGCTACGAAGCAAAGATTCAGTCTGCGGAGGCAGCAATAAGAGCTGTTGAGCAGGAACGGCAGCAGGCAATTGAACATAACCGTGAGAGCTATGCCTGGATTGATGTCTTTAAGAAGTATCAGAACATTACAAGCATTGAGCGCAAGACCATCGTAGAACTGATCGAGGAAGTCATAGTCCATGAGGACAAGAAGATAAGTATCCGCTTCAGATATGGTGATCAGTATACAAAACTGGCGGAGCTGCTGGGCAATTACTCCGATATGACAGCAGAATAGGAGGCAATCAATGGCAAGAAAAAGCAGAAAAAATGTCAATCAGAAGGTAGATACAACGATCGTGACAGCCTCTTATACCATGACCGGAATCTATGTGAGGCTGTCTATTGAAAACAGTGGTAAAGATGACGACGGGGATTCTATAGATAATCAGATAAGTATTTGCAAAGAATATGTGGAAGAGCATCCGGATCTGAAGCTCTTTGACGTATATGAGGATAACGGCAAGAAGGGCACCAACTTTGACAGGCCTGAGTTCAAACGACTGATGGACGATGTACGTGCCGGAAAGGTGAAGTGCGTTTTGGTGAAAGATCTGTCGAGA